AGCGACTGGAAATCAGCATTTAGTCCCATAAATTTTACCCATAAAAAAAGCCGCATACGCGGCTGGTGGAATGAATCAGATTTTACGGCGCAAAGGCCTGTTTGAAGGAAAAGCCGAGAGTGACCACCTTCCCGGATACAAAAGTCGGTTTGATTGAGTCAGGATTCACCCGGTAGAGTTTTTTCTCACCCCACGGATTTGACCACCAGAAGGATTGATGGGCGTGGGAATGAAGAAACTTTCTGATGCTGGCCACATCTTGTTTCTTCCCTGTCCACGTCAACTCCCATTCTTCCTTAACGCTGTTGATCCCGTTAACAGCCACCTGTTCGTAACCGTCACCGAACTGTGCGGTGTAGAGGTTGATCGTGTCGGTCGCTGTCGGTGAAACCTGTGTCGGCCATGTGAAGGTATCTGTCATATTTCACCCTAAAAAAAACCCGCCGAAGCGGGTTAACCATTCATAGTGATTCACTTATCTCGTCACTTGCAATATTGATTTCCTCAAAATGCTTTTTCTCTTTATTAGCCTTCAGCAAATCTTTAATTTCTGAGTATTTATTGGAACGGTAAATAAGGACTATTTTCCCGCTATCAACTTTGCTATCAGCCATCACAAGAAGTTGAATTTTAGCATTATCCCCATCAACGAATGTCGCCATAGACCCGCATGAGTCATGGCTTATGCATTTGTAAAACATAGGTGATGGCTTGCTTGTGAAATCTATTGAATCAATCTCACCATACTTTTTCCGTAACGCCTCTTTGAGTGACAAATAGCGCTTTACAATATTTACGCCATTCTTATCACCTTCAAAATACTGCAACATTTCCACAGTAACCAATCCTTCCTTTTCATCTACCGAGGCAGAGTAAAAATCAAACCCTTTTATTCCAGACTGTGGACTTCGCAATATAAAAGATTGAATGCGTTCATTCTCATCAGAGATATGATTTACTGACTCAAACTTGGATGCAAAATCTTTTATTGAACTACCCCAAACTAAACCCAAAGGTGGGTCGATAATTAGAGAAGCGTTAGCTACCGCCGATATGAGCCACAACGTCAATCCGATGAGTTTTTTCATGATATTCCCTTTTTTTTTACCAAAAGAGAAATCTTATCAGATCCGGTATTATCAAATTCAAACATATCTTAAATGGGGGCCTATCATCGTTTTGATAGAATCCCGCCATCAGAAAGCTCCCTCCTTAAACGCACAGAAACTTCCTGTTGAACCGCAGATTTAACCAGTTTACCGATATTTTCAGCCCCATTCCGGCTCGAACTATTGCCTCCTATACCACTTTCTTGAGTAACCGAAACAGGAGCATCAACATTTACCGTCACTCCACCACCAGACAATCCATACATTGGGGCACGCCCTACTATCCCGCCTTCAGCGTAACCCTGAGCGTTGTGCATCATCGCGTAGAGGTTTTCAACACCGATTGCACTGGTAGCCTCTTTTGTAAAGACAAACTCACCACCGTGAACAATGCCTTTAGGTTCGAACTTTCCACCAGCACCGGTGTATCCCCCACTGTCGAAACCTGGTACCAAGCCACCATCAGAAAAACCCATTAGGCCAGCTGCACCCTTAGCTGCTTTGATCAGAAAAATTTGGGTCAACATCTGAGTCATTCCTTTTAGGAATGTAGTCAGGTAGTCCTTAAAATTAGCTTTTCCTGTTGTGAAAAAATCAGCCAGGCTGCTGGACATTGCACTGAAAGCCCCCTGGCTGACGCTCGCCACATTGCCGTAAACATTGGTGGCTGAATCCTCATACTCTGCCCAACCCTTTTTAGCCCCTGCAAGCCAGTCACCACGAAGCGCATCCTCTTTGGCATATCGTTCCTCCAGCTTATCGATTGATTCTGATTTGTCAGTGTCAGAGGCTTTCATCATCTTAAGCTGTTCACGTTCCCTCTCTCGCTGCGCCTGCCTGTTACTCATACCAGCGGTACTATCCATTGCTGCAATGAGGGCGCTTTGCTGCTGGATAAATTTCAGCGAAGTTTCATGGCCTTTTGCTATTTCCTGAATATCTTTTATCCGCTTAGCCTCTGTGGATTCAGCTTCAAGCGCAGCGCGGATCTCTGCGCTCCGGGCAACCAGACTTTTTTGGTCAGATGTTAAAATCCGCTTTTGCTTCAGGTCAGCGATCTGCTGATTAAACTCAAGAAGGCGCTTTTCTTCAGATGTCAGGTTTTTGGTTGTTTCATTCTGCTCTTTCAGTACAGCCAGGCGTTTCGATGACTCCTGAAGCATCCTTGTAGCAGAATCATCGGTGTAGGCTTTTTCTTTCTTTTGCCCCTTTTGCTGGCTGTTGGCGTAACTTTCATTCTCACGACGAATTGCTTCATCCTTTGAGGCCTGGGAAGCATAGGAATTGCGAATTTCAGCCAGGCGTCTCTGATGCTGCTCTTCCTTATTTTCGTATTGTAACTTCCACTTCTGATCGTCGTTGAAACTGCGCTTCCTGCGCTCTTCTTCATCTCTTTCGGCCTTTTCACGCGCAGCAGCAATATCAGCCTGAAATTTTTCCTCCTGTAAAACGTCCAGTGACTTTTCAGCCCCGTAGTTGTTCATCCCCGAAGGGGTGGGTATTTTTCTGCTGGCGCGTTTCTGAAGGTTTTCTATCTGGTCTTCGATGGTTTCCGGACGGCCGATCCCCAGCATCGCATCCCAGGCTTCAGCGGCTTTCTGCTTGATGGCCTGCCAGCCCCATTCCATAAAGCCCAGGTTGTTGGTTATGTCAGTGGTACGGTTTTGAATGGCGTCGGCATACGCATCCATCGCGATTTTTGCCGCGCCGGTAGTATCACCAACCTGTGATAGAGAATTAATTTGTTCAAGCTGGCTGGCGGTCAGAAAGTGAAGCTGCTCATCCAGTTCCTTAGCCGCGCTGAGAGGCTCCTTTTGCAGTCGCGCAAAATGCCCGACCGTCGCATCGACTGACTGGCCCGTAACCTGTTCAAGTTTGACCGCAGAACGGGTAATCATCTCAAGCTGGTTGCTTCCAAAACTTCCTGTGCCGACAACTTTAGCCAGGGCTGCCGCTGCATCACCACGCGTGATGCCGTTGCCTGAGATAGCTTTCGCCAGATTGTGAAGTTGTGACGTAGTACGCCCTGCATAACTTCCGGTCAGCGCGAGCTGCTTATTAAACTCGTTGCTTTCTTTCTCGCCTTTGTAATAAGCAATGCTTAAAGCGAGTACCATCCCGGTCAGCCCTGACACAGCTGGAGTGAGCGCCCCGATATTGCCAAGAAATGACGTTCCTGTACCTGCTACACCGCCCAGGTTGCTTCTGACGAGTGAAGCGGCCAGAGTGCGCAGGTTCTTACCTGCTGCTGCCGTCTTCACATTGAAGCGGGCCGTTCCTTCTTCGGCCTTTTTCAGCTTCTGGATATAAATCTCAGCCGCCGAACCCGCCCCCAGCTGTTCAGCCCTGTAGCGCAGCAACTCTTCACGGGACAGGCGCGTGGTGGCAACCTGATCTTTCAGCTTTTTGAGAAAAACTTCACGCGCTGCCGCGGCACTTTCTTCCGCGCGTCGGCCTTCGATCTGTTTGGCGGTAATCGCTGAAAGCAACGCCAGATAATCTTCCTGGATTAGATTCCCGGATTTTTGCGCCGCATGAAGGCGGGCACGGATTATCGCGATGTTATCCGTTTCTTTGGCCGCATTTTTGATGCTGTCGATCTGTTTATAAAATGCCGACGCCAGTTCATCCTGGGCGCTGGCATTTTTTTTCGTTGCTGACTCAGAATCGGCCAGCCGTTTACGCAGTTCATCTACCCTGCGGTGGGTTTCATCAACGCTCTGGCTCAGTTCATCTGCGGAGCCAGCCCCTCCCTGCGCCGCTTTGCGAAAGTTATCAAGCTCCTGCGTGCCTTTTTCCAGGCTACTGGTATTCACACGCAGTGAGATCGTGGCGATATCACTCATCAGGCCACCTCTTTTTTATGCATGATTTTCAGAGCGGTTCGCTCCATGATACGGATGTCATTTAGTGCGGTTGCCTCATCCTCGATGCCGTGAACGCGCATCAGCCAGGGCAGGACGTTGTAATCAAGCCCTGTCGCGCCCCCAAAGCCGGTGCGCCATTGCGTAGACAGCGACTGGAACAGGCAAAAGGTGGGCCACACATCAGGCAGAACGTGAACGATCACATCGTCATAATCGTCATCAGTCAGCCCGAAGGTGGCCATGTCTTCCGCTGCCACTTCAGGCGTATAGAATGCAGAGGCAACCGCTATCAGTTTTTTTCCCGGTGCCCCATCAGTTCGGCGTAATATTTTTCCGTGATCGCTCCCGCCGCGCCCAGGTAGTTATCCAGCAACACCGTCAGGTTTTCGCGGGTGTAAGGTTCAGGCAGCGCCCAGCCCTCAATAATTTCAGACAGGAAATCAACTGCTGTTGCCCCTTCACGCTTTTCCATCTCTTTAATCTGATCCGCAGATTTATGACGGAACGTAAACGTCAGAACGCCCGCCTCTTCCCCGGCACGCGGGATCTCAACGTTCGCTTTAAAGGTCGGTTTCGGTTGCAGTTCAAATTTTGTAGCCATGTTTTTTCTTCCTCAGAAACTAAAAAGCCCCCGAAGGGGCGAAGATTATTTAAACCGGATTATTCTTCCGTAACGGTGACTTCACCCGTGGCGGTTTTCTTGCCGTCAACGGTGGTGCAGGTGATCGTCGCGGTCCCTTCAGCGACCGCAGACACTTCACCGCTGGCGCTTACGGTCGCCACCTCAGTATCTGAACTTGTCCAGGTCACCGCTTTATTGGTGGCGTCAGCCGGGGCAACGGTCGGCGTAAGCTGGCCTTTATCACCGACAACCAGATCTAACGTGGTTTTGTCCAGAGTTACGCCTGTCACCTGCACCGCTGGCGTGGTGACGTTGGCGATTTTGTAGAACGTCATAGCCGGAGACTGAAGGTTGAGAACCGCGCTTACGGTTTCGACTGAGTTAACGGCGGTCTGCGGGATATCATTAAAAGAGGCTGTCGCCGCCCAGTAGCGGTTTTCTTTCGCCTTAGGCACGTACATGTACGCCGCCACCGTTTCTTCGTCTTCATCGAGCTGGCGCAGCAGCGGGTAAGCCGGAAGCGATGAATCATGCGCAATGGTGTAGGTTTGCGAGCTGGCTGATTTGTACGTGTTCAGGTTGCGCTGGCGGTCATCTGACAAAAACTGGATCTGTGTGGTGTTCTGCTCGCCACCCGCGTTGGCGACTTCGGTGATCTGAGGGATTTCAGTCCATTCGGTGACTTTGCGCAGCGTGCCGCTACCGCCGCCAGCAGGATATTTCCCGGTGTTCGTGGTGTTGATATTGCGAAAGGTAACCGCAGAACCGGCAACGGCATCAACCAGCGCCACGACGTTATCAATTCCGGTCCAGTCGCAATTGACGTGTACTACGTCACCAGGGGCAAAATCCCCTTCGCCTTCGAGGGTGACAACGGTATGTTCGGCGTTCGTGGCGCCGGTAAACGTCACAGCAGGATCATAGCCCGACGCCAGATAGACGTGCGAACCGTTAGGCAATGCAAAGCCCATAGAGATATCTCCATTGAAGTAAATTAAAAATGTGCGGCAGAGATCAGAGGATGGTTTCTGCGCGGTAGGTCAGGCTGACCGGAACAGTCCAGTTCACGCCGTTGTTGATGCCAGGATGGATAGCCGGGAAAGATATTACCCAACAGGAAAAGCCTTCCCCGGATAATTCGAGATTTTGAAAAAAAAGTGTGGTGATTTTTTTTGCCGTCTGCGCAGCAAGTGTCCGCCCCGTTGCTGATTTGGCAATAACATTGATTTGATAAACACCGGGAAAAACCAGACACGTTCCGGCAAGGTCAATGCTGTAGGGTGTTGCCGGCAGGTCGTGCGACTGAAGATAAACGCCCGTTTCAGGCGGCGTGAATTCCACGTTATCCCAGGAAACGGGAATACCCTGCTCATCAGCCCATTTTCCCAGATGCTTATCCAGCAACGCAGCAATGTCAGGCTGAATACTCACGATAACCGCCTGATTTCCACCCTGCCGTAAAGCGTGGTTTTCTCCACCTCGCCATTCAGCGCCTTCATCAGCCCCCGCCCATCAGCAACGGCACAAATCACCAGACCTTTTTCATCATCAGCCGTCAGGCAATATTTGATGATTTCACCATCGAGCCTGACCTCGTAGCGCTCTGCGCCAGGATTGATACGTTTACTGGGATCGTCATCCAGAACGGTGATACGCATGATTAACTGACCTCCTTAGCCGCTTCCTCAAAGAATCGCGCCGCTTCTGCGGCAGTGATACGCACCATCCCACCCGGAGCCTGTGAAGAATGCCCCATTTCAAGTTCGTAAGAGTACGGTACGTTATTGCAAAAAAAGATCTCCTTCATGCCCACGCGAAACTGTGAGAGAACAAGATTTCCGGCACGCAGCGTTTCACTGCCGCTTTTATCAATACGGCCCGTTTCTTCTGACGTCCGTTCATCAAAAGATACCTGCCAGTTTCCGCGAAAGCGCCCACCTGTATAGCCAGGGGGCGCTTTTATCGACATACCGTCATGCACTTTACGACCGCGTTTTAGGCGACCATTCTTTGTCAGATTTTCAGGGTCATTGCGGAGCTGAGAGTTATGTTCCTCAACAGCATTGTTATACTCCGCCGCCGTTTTATTGTTTTTCCACAGTTCAGGGTTACCAACCGGAGACATTTCGACGAGACGCGCAAGGATGCGTATACAGCCAGCCCTGATTACCTTCTCCTGGTTGGCCTTTGCTTTCGCCACAAATGCGTCAATGGATGCCATGAAGTCATCACTTCCCGCCATGCTATGCTCTCAGTTGCGCTTTATAGCAAATCACCAGCGAGGCGGGTTTAACCGGATTTGGTTTGATCACACGGTGCTGTTTGCCGTCCACGGTCACCAGATCGCCAACCTCAATAACGTTTTCTGACGTGAAAACGATTTTTACGTCGCCCCGCTGAATAACCGTTCCGTCAATTTCATCCGGGTTGTACTCGGTTTTAACGCCCCATGCAGAAAAGCGCATGTCATCGGTCTGATGCTCAACGCCTCCGATGACTGAAACAGTGCCTTTCCTTGTAACCTGATACTCAGCGCCGTTCTGACGTAACAGCGTATCTGAGCGTTGCTGCATTCGCTGATAGTTGATTGGCATTACGCACGCTCCGAGAAAGTATTAATGGCAAACCCGCGACCGCCCATAAACGCCGCCAGAAGCGCGTCAACGGCTGGATAGGACGGAATGAAGGCCTCACCGTCAGTAACGGCGTAAGTCATTGTCACAGCCCCTTCCACGCGCTCAGTTTTCACCGCAGCCTCACGAGAAGAACCGAGTAAATCACCGTCAACAGCTTCAACCGCCAGCATGCACTGAGCGGTAATAACCTGACGAGGGATCTGATCTGACGGGAAAGGATGCCCGTCAAACTCGATATCGTGACGGGGCCAGCACAGCGGCTGTGACGGGCTGGCGCGGATGCCGTACCAGCTCAGACCTTCCAGATAATCCATGGCCTTCAGGAGTATCGCGGGAAGATTTTCCGGCAACGTCAGATCCCGCGCGGTGGCATATTTCTGCAAATCGGCTTCGCTGGCGTAGCTGTTAAAATCCGGGGAGGTGATATTGGTATCTATCATGTCTCACCTAAAATGATGGGGGCTAAGCCCCCTGTGGATTATTCACCGTCTTCTTCAAAGGTGATTTTTTCTGACGTTTCACTTACGCCATCAACGGTGGCTGTCACGGTAAATTCTCCGGCCTCTTCCGAGGTCAGTTTTACCGTTGAGCCACCAGCCGAACCCGTCGAAGTGGAATCCGTACTCAGTTCACCGCCAGTTGTCACCCACGAAACATCCGCACCTGAAACAGGCGCATCATCTTTGGTGACTTTAACGGAGAAGGTTACGGAATCAGTACCGTCAGCGGTGACGGAAGTTTTATCCGCTGACAGGGTTACTTTACGGGTTTGTCGACGGTTTCAGTGCCGGTGAGTTTGATCAGCACACCTGCGGTGGATTTGTTGGAGGTGAAGTGTTTTTTCCAGTTCCCTTCAGTACCGATTTTTTCCAGGCTCGGGTTTTTGTCCCCTTTCGACTCATCCCAGCTGTAGCCAAGCAGCTCAACGTTTACGGTCCCTTCTGCGCGGAAGCCGACAGCCAGGTTTTCCTGGTCGTTGATGTCGTAAGAGCGGAAGCCAGGAACCTGAGACTCGGTGACGTACACCGCGCCCTGAACCAGACCCAGAATGGCATCAACATCCATCGAGTCAGTGACAAGAACCGGCTTACCCAGCGTGCCAGGCTGACCACCGTACACGACCACACCCGCTTCTTCGTGGATTTTGTTGGCGATAGCCTCATCCACGATGTCGAAATAGGTGGCGGAGTGCATGACGAACAGCGCCACGCGGTTGAACTTATCACCGTACTTGCGCAGTCCCCGGGTCAGGGTCTTCTTGCCGTCTGTTTCAATATCGGCAGTAACCACCATGTCCGAATTCGACCCAATAGCAGCCGTCAGCGCCTTCAGGCCGTATTTGACGTAGCCTTCAAGCGCAGCATCAGCCACGTCCACGCCAACCACTTCAGAAAATTCGTCAACGCTGCGACCGCGACGTTTAAACGCTTCTTCAGTGGTGTGATACGGGCCGTATTTCCATGGCGCTTTTACCGATACCGCTTCACCCGCACCAATTTTTTTACCTTTTACCGTATCGTCAGAATTAACATTTCGATCTTCAATGCTGCCGCCGACTTTATAGAACGCTCGTTTACGGAAATCACCTTCGATCAGTTCGTTGTCCAGGACGATTGCGCCGTTTGAGGCATCGTTAAATACCTGCAAATTATCCTGGCGACGCTCAAGGAAAGCCGTCTGCGCCAGGTCGTTATAAATAATCAGGTCAGAGCTTACAGTTGTGGTCATTGAGAAAATCCTTTATTTCGGAAGTTTGAGAAAAGCCTGCTGGCCATGTTTGCGAATATAGTCAGTTTTTTCCTGAGACGACATTTCTGAGCGCTTCAGGTTTCCCCCCCCTCCACCTGGTTTATGTCCACCGCCACCTGTACCTTCAGCAGCCGGGAAGAGATGCGGTGCGGTATCTTTGAGTGATTCAGCCCATTCAATCGGGCTTAGTGGCGTTTTACCGTCCTTGCCGAGAATGGCATTGCCATCGGAATCAATGGCAACAGCTTCACCTTCGTCGTTGACCTTAAACGTGCCACGGGCGCGGAGGATCAAGTCATCTGACGCGGTAGGCAGCGCTCCGGCCTTCAGCCCCGCCTCACGGATTGCATCAGCCAGAACGCGGTCACGGAATTTATTGGCAAACGTCTCTGCCTTTTCCGCGCGCCCAAGCGCCTCATTAATTTTTTTGTCACTGTCGGCACGGAATCGCTCCGTGCGCTTTTCCAGCACCTGGTCAATTTTCCCTTCGGCGATCAGCTTCGCTTCTTCGTCGTCTGAAAAACGCTGGAGGATGGTTTTCACCGCATCAGGATCGATACCGTCAAAGCGGGCCAGGTTATCTTTTTGTTCCCGGATTGTGCCGAGAAGCTCGTGGTTTTTGTTTTTTAATCCTGCTGTTTCCTGAGCGATACGTTCATCGATCATCTGCTGGATTTCGGGAGTGATTTCGATGTTGTTACCACCGCCACCATTGCCGCTACCGCCATTCTCAGGAGCGTAATATTTCAAAAGCATATTTCGGATTAACATAAATTCCCCTCGGGATTATTCAGGGCTTCGCCCAATAAAAAAGGCCGCATAAGCGACCTGTTGATTTACAGCCCAGCGGCCTCGAAAGCCTTACTGTCGTATTCGCGGAGCTGTTCAAGCGTGAGCCATTCCCCTTTGTCGGTGTAGAACTCATCGGGACGCATACCGCCGTCACGGATGAGCCTGGCGCGGGTAACACCCAACACCTTTTCCTGTCGGGAATATGGCTGTCTCAGTAACCAATCGTTATATGTAATGCCAGCCGGTACTTGCCCGTCCATACTGGCGCGGGTTCCTGCGTCCATTTCGTCAGCATCAATTCCAAGCTGGCGCCATGATTTCACCACCAGCGTTTCAGTTGAGCGGCAACAAAAATGAATTCGTCCTGGCCCCTGCAAATAAGGCACCTTGTGCCCTATCGGTTTATTTTCCAGCGTGTACTTTCTGCGGTCGCGGATCATGCAAACGGGCGTTGTTTTATTATCGAGCGTAGAAAGCCACTGCTTACACTCTATAACGTCACTGTTCGCTTTTGCGAAGCTGTGTCGCGCCGTCGCTGCGAGATGGTTAACCGCTGATTTAACGATGCTGGTAGCGTTTGCCCTGCTCATCTGCAGCGCACCGTCTTTATAATCCTTGTTAGCGTGGCCTCTCACCCTTCGGGCGATGGCCTCAGTTGTTTCCCCCTGTAGATAGCCATGACGAACAGCATTAACGACGCGGGTCATCCTGTCGGTTTCCAGACCCTCGGCCCATTCCGACAATAAGCGCCCCTGAAATGGCTGCGACATGGTGGCGGCGTAAACCATATCCGCCGTGATGCCCTGCAACGGGTAACGATTCAGAACGATATCCGGCAGGAGGGAATCGAACAGGCTGATTTGATAGCCCGCCTCATACCCTGCCAGCGCCTGCAGCTCACCCGACATTGCAGTAAACATGGAGTCAACCGCCTGACGGTTGAGCGAACGAACATCCCCCAGAAGCGATTCAAGCCGCCTCACGGTGAAACTTTCAGGGGAAAGGGTTTCCAGCGCCACAATCAGTTTTGCGCTGATATCCGCGTCACTGGCGTTGAGGATTTTCAGCATCCGGTTTGCTATTCCGGTGCCGAAGCGATTTATCCCGATAGCGTGAGAAATGGCCTCATCACGAATCTGCTCGTTAACGGTCGCCATATCAGCTACCCAGCAGCGTAGGCTTCGCGTTACGGAGCGCGTCGATCACCTCATCAACGCTGTCAGCCGGATCAATGATGTCCAGTTTTTGCAGCATTCGCACCAGGTCACTGTCACGGATAGCGCCTGACTGCCAGGCACTGACAAGAACGGCAACCATCCCGGAATCTGCAACTTTCGCGATAAACTCCTGGTTAATACTGAAATCCGCTTTTACATCCTTCACGCCGAGATACTTCGCGCACCACGTCAGCGCCTTACTGAAGGCCTCAGACACGTTTGATACGCAAATACTCAGGATTGAGGTTGCGGCAGACTGTTCCCCGCTGGCCTGAGTTGCTGTCTTTGTCGCGCTGTTTTGCTCAATGAGCCTGGCCCCGAGCTGAACCATATAATCGCGCTTACTGTCCATCGCCTCTTTAGCCAGCTGATTGGGCTGAGCCTGAGCATAAGCAAACGAACCATCTTTTGGCAGTAACAATGGATTTCTTGAGCCGAGCTTCACTCCGCTTTTTTCCAGATGGTCCCTCCATCCGGTATCAAGCCCCGTCATATAAGGCTGAACCTGACCGCAGAACCAGACGCTGTCCTCATAGTCTGCGCTGTTCCGGTAGTGGCCCAGGTTGATTTCCACCAGCGTAGCCAGCGGAGGATCGTCTATCGTCTCATCGTTATTTTGTGCCCCGACAAACGTGAACGGAATTTCGTCCCAGAATTCTTTCCCTTTCGGCTTAGGTCGGTACTCAGTATCAACGGCGTAAGCGCCGCCTCCGTTCTCCGCCTTACTGCGCCAGACGCGGCAGATAAATCTCCCCTCTTCCAGCGACAGCTCGCGATACTGGACGCGCTCTTTAAAACCGTACCCGTCTTTCTCTTCGATCACCTCACGCAGAATCACCAGCACCAGCTGATTGCGCCCGTTAATGCGCTCCGTTCGCCAGTTGATGATATTTTCAGGGGCATACCTCAGAATGATCGCCTGATCGCTTTCTTTGGCGTAATCCACATACAGACCGTGGCGGGCGGTTTCCAGAATATCTTCCAGCACCTGCTGAGACTGCTGGTAAATGCTTATCCCGCCGCCGTCAGCATTCGTTTTCAGATAATCCAGCTTTTCCGGAGCGGTCATTGTCGGATCTTTACGGTAGGCCATGCCCAGCAGACCGATTTTGGTGTTGCCGGTAATGGGATAAAAAACAGCCCTGTCACGATAATCCTGATTTCGCTGTTTGGCTTTAGCGGAACGGTCGCCGGGATCAAGAAGGGGGAGATATTCCCCCCCTTTGCTTTTTATCGCTTCAGCCCCTTTGCAGACATCGCGGATTTTTGTCCATAACGCACAGGCCGCTTTTTGCTCAGGCCTGACAAAAGTAATGTCGTTGTTTGCCATCAGAATGTCGCATCCATAGTAATTGAGTAAGCAGGCTTAACGATTGGATATTTTTTATAAATGAAATAACCGCCAGCATCCGGTGCATGGTCAACATCATCGCTTTTATCTGGTTCACCGTTCTCCTTCCATATCTGTTGTTCCAGACAATCGGCATAGACAGAACACCGGTTTACGTTTACCAGATAGCGCCGGGCACCTTCTCCATTGCAAAACATCGCATTCATGGCGTTTATGCGGTCTTTTACTGGGGGGTTGGCTTCATCAACCATGACGTTAAACCCGGCCTGTTCAAGCTGGGCTATATCGGTTGTGCTGGCGTTAGTGGATTTTCGCGAATCGCCTGATGCATCGGGATAGATGTAAATCTGTCGGCTGGGAACGTACTTCCTGCCATCATATGTCCAGAACTCCTCCTGGATGCGCTTTATCATTGCCGGGGTATCATAAACCTTTGTGATCTCATTCACGGCGCGGGGCAGACCATCGCGAATAACGTGAACAATGGCGGCCATTTTTCCCACGTTAAAGTCCATGCCAATATGCAATGCCTCTCCGGGCTGCTCCTCATCCGTACAATTATTTTTCACCCTGTCGAACTGGTGATAAACCGTGCCGCTGCGCAGGTTAGTGAATTTTCCGCGTAAATATGCCCCGATCAGTTCAGGGGGGTAAGAACGCATTAACGAAGGGATGTAATCGGCTGGCAGGTTTTTGGCATTGTCGAATGTTGATGCCTGCACCAGACCATATAGCGTGCTTAGTTCTGGATCTTCACGTAGGGCCTTAACAAACTGCTGATAAACGAATTTAAACCCCTCAGGGGTGGTTGTAACGTCAATGCCATTGCGCAGCCCATCGACCTTATAACGCATACGCGCGATGATCTTACGCCATGCCTGCCGGGCTTTTACCGCTTTCATTACGTCCAGCTCATCAACCAGGGCATTGCCGATTTTAAAGCCCACAATCGAGTCAGGGATCTCCATCGAACGGCAAATTGTAGTACCCCGATACTGGCGGCCAGAATAGAAATGCACCTCTTTATTACTGGTGTTGATTTTTACCCGTAATCCCCAATCATGGGCTACCTCTTCGATCGTTGGATAAAAAATATCGCGGATCTGAGGATAGGTCGGAGCAAAATATCCCTGATTTATTTTCGGGTGTTCCCACATTCCTTTGCAGATCCCACCACAGCCCACCCATGTTTTACCGGATCCAAAACCGGCGACGTAAGCTTTAAATTTATGGGGCATGGCAAGGAAACGCGCCTGGGGAATATTAAGTGTCGGACTGATCGCCATCATCGGCCCTCGCATCCACTACGTTGATAGTTATTGCTACTGGTGTTGGTTCATCTTCCTCATCAGCTTTTCCGCGCTGATCCTCAATTTCAGCCATGAGGGTTTCTGGAACCTTTATCCCCTCAGCCTCAAGCAGCTGCGCCGCCTCCAGCGCGGTGTATTTCCCTGCAATTTTGTGTTTCATGATGTCGCGCAACGTATCGCGGAGACGATCCTCTTCACCATAAACGCTGCGACCAAGACCAAGATATTTAGCGAACACAGCGACATCGCTATGCGAGGGCAAAACTTCTTCCACTGTGGTGGTTAGCCCTTTTGGCCCCCGGCTGATAATTGTGCGCTTTCGCACATCCAGGCTTTTTCCTGCGACGGTGTTTATTTTTTCCATGAGGACTTCCCGCGCCTCCGTGAAAGCGCGATTAAAGGCAGGGTGTTCCTTTCGCCAGTTTCGGATGGTGGCCTCGTCAACCTCTAACCGCTGGGCAACCATCCTGTTGCTGATCTTACTGCGGGCTAACGCCATATCCATAACGATCCCGACGTAGGCCTTTTTAAAGCTCTGTTTTCTGGCCATACGTTTACCTGAAATCGGGTGCTGGTTAATATTTGTTCAAATCCATTTTTCCGCATCTCGCGTGCGGAATAATTCTGCGCAAAAAACCCTTCTCAGCTCACATGCCACCAGCGTTTAAGTGCGGAATTAAAATGCCCCTAAAAATGCGGAATTATCATTTTTTCGTGAAAACTGCGATTTGATGCCCGAATGCCGCGCAGAATGGGGAGATAGTGGATCACCCTAATATTTCCACTATGTGGATAACTCAGTCCAGATCCATCTCCACCACTTCACCAAACAGGTGACCGTAAACGTCCATTGTGGTTTTGATGTTCGAGTGCCCAATAAGTCGGGAAACCTTCAGAATATCGACGCCTTTGTTTGCCAGGCGAGATACAGCAAAGTGGCGAAGATGATGGAATCGTTTAATGCCATAGTCGTTCAGGGTTCTGACGAGAACTCCCTGAGTGCCGTAGCTGGTAGCGAGGCATGCGCCGGTAAACTGGTTGCAGATAAGAGGCTCAGAGGTACCAAGTTTATTTTTATCCAGCAACGCGAAAAGCTCACGCGGCATCCGTACCCGGCGCTCCACTCCTCTTTTCAGCCCCTCATGAATAACGCCGTCAACAACATGCCCCCGGATGTCGATCCAGTCGGCTGACACGTCGGTATAAGTAACCGCCAGAGCCTCACCGATTCGCAGGCCACAAATCCCGAGCCAGCACGCGATTCGCTCACGAACTGGCGCGTTATTCAGTAGCTCCCTGACCGATGATGATGGCGGTATGGTGATGGGTCGACGCTTCCGGCGCGCGGGACGGTCAACAGGGTTAAAAGTGATGAGCCGTTTTTCCACCAGCAGGAAGAAAGCCGAACGAATCCAGCGATGGCAGCCGGTGCGAACCGAATCAACGATATCGCGATGGCTGATATGGAGAATATTTTTTTCCAGTATCGGCCCGTCTACAGCGAGAAGATCGTGACGGCATTTCGTATAAGACGACAGCCGTATGATATTTTTATCCAGCTTGCCGGCCTGATACCCCAGATAGAACAGAATTAACTTTCGGAAAGTCCAGGAATGGTCTATTCCGCTCCAACTGGCAGTTCGACAATCCAGTTCGATATTCTGTTTTTGCCAGAAAAGATGTGCTGCATCATCAATATTCTTAAAAATGCGGCGGCGTCCATGACCGGATTTTTCATCCTTCCAGTGGACATAATATTTTGATTGTCCATTGGCATCGGTAGATTCTTTTATCGAAGCCATACCGAGCAACCCTCACTCAAAAAGCATTTTCAAAACCATTCTATGAATAACTTTGGTGGTGTGCTATCCCTCAGAGGGGATAAACATTATCGAAGCCCCTCGTAAAGAGCCTCTGTAATGCTTAATCAAGCTGGAGTACGCCGTGGTCTTGCGATTCTGAATAGGCAATCAGTCCGCTATATGCAGGTGCAACAGAATCATCGTCAGCTACATATTCAGGGATATTGCCGTAAGCAATGGTGTAGGCGTTCTGCCCGTCAGATTCTGCAAATTCTGCCAGTTCTTTTATCTGCCCGGCATTCAATGTCAGTGGCGTTGAAAGGATTGCTGAGGTTTCGTTATCGCTAATGAATGATTCAACGATAACCTGAATTTCTTTCTTTGCATGTTGCATAGCTCGTTCAGCGAACTCACTGTACACAAAGCCTTCAGATAGCTCTTCGCTATAGCTAATTTTCGCAAGCAGTTTATCGCCGAGATACACCCCAACCTCTTCACAAACCACAGTGTGGCAGCGTATTTGGCCGTTTGAAAAGCTCGTTTTTAATCCACTCTCTCTTGGGAAACCAACCACATAACGTAATTTTGGATTTGCTGCTGTATCAGTCATTACATTTATCCTTAATGCTGTTAATTGCGTCGCACACATCAGTGGCGACCTCATACCAATGGCAAACTGTCTCAATCGTGGAGCAGCCCACCAATAAAAAAGGCACCAGTATCGCTACCAGTGCCAGCTTCGCGCCACGTCGCGGCTGTCTGGGCGTCACTTGAGGACGCTTATTTACAGGGGATTTCAACACGGTTTAGCATCCAGCCAAAAATAAAGTCCTCATTGGCTTCCCTGGATTCAGCCAGTTCGAGGTAACGAGCGCCCTGGCTTGAATTAAGCCCACGCAGAACTACCGTTTCGCCATCCTTCCCACGATAATTCAGCAACGACTTCAGCGCGGTAATGGTGCGCGGACCGATGCGACCATCTGGATCGAGATCAGGATAAATTTTCCCTTGCAGGTTAAGCGCCGATAGCCAGCGCTGGAAAAACTTACTTGCCACTGAAGGGCCCATGTTCGCGCCGGTATCACAAAGCTCGTCTGCGATTTTCGGTGATAGTTCCGCAACCTGATCGAATCGAGGACCATACCAGTAATCAGCCTCGTAAATTGCGCGAGCCTGTTCTTTAGTCAGGGAGCGGACGTCACTGTAACCATGAGCCAGGGCGGTTTTTGCAGTGATCCCCCAATTAGTGGGGCCGCCTTTATCAGAGGGATGGTTTACGTAACCCGCCTCACGCTCCAGCAGACCATTAATAATTTCGTCTTTCGTCATCTTCAGGTTCTCCAGCTAAATGAGCCACATTTCCCTTAGCCCGCCAAATATCAATGCTGACCATGAGATCGATAAAAATTTCACTTACATCGATTTGCACGTACTGACCGTACAAAATCCTGAAGGTTGTCCAGGAAAGCGCGATGATCAGCAAGTACGCAATAACTGCCATCATCAGTTTTGGCTTGCCCTTGCCCTGAAAGAACAGCAACCGCGCTGCTGTTGCCCCGCAAATTAATGCGTGACCGTTGAGTAACAGAGAGTCAAAAATCATTGGTCACCCTCCCTTGCGTTCCCGCCCTTATAAGAACGAACACGAGCGAGAATTTTCATTAATGCGGTAATGCAGATAACAGCGCCGACCAGCGCACCAATTGCAGGTGAAACAGTTATCGAGACAGGTGGCCTCAGGTGCCCCAGACAAGTATTAAGCAATCCGGCCAGAATTTCGGATATGAAATCCGCGCAATAAATGCCGCCGACGAAAGAGACAAACGCGAAAACAATCTGCTTCCAGAACTGGTGATGCTCACCCGTCAGGACATAAAGTGCCGCGCCAGCCAGAGAACAAAGCATGACGGGCGGCGTGGCCTCAGGAAACATGGTGGCGAAAGACAATCCCGCACCACCAGCAGCAAGCCCCGCCGATGTGGTTAATGGGTCATACATTATCTACTCCGAATTACAGGCATAAAAAAACCGCCAGCGGCGGTTGCGGTTGATTAAAATATTTGTATTAATTCATTCTCTTACTAAGGAGAAATGAACATGACGGAAGAACAAAAGGTCTGCTTTTTGCTCGAAAATGCCGTAAAGCTGGTTGGACATTTAAATTCGGGAAAAGGCGTAGAGAAGCTCACGAGCCAGAATGCAGATGGCGTCCCTAATCAAATTGATCGTGCATATAGAATGCTCGAAATAAAATTAAAAGGAAAACTAGAGGATATCAAGTAACAGCTAATGGGGGAGCACACTACCCAACAAACCAACCCTGGTTAATTGGACGGCGTAATGTGCTCTCCTGATTTTAAAATCGTGTCAGAACGCTGATCGCGGCCTGCATAGCTTTACGCATCTGTTCTGTGTGCTCAGGGTTGTTTGATAAGAGCGCCGTTTCCAGAACGTTAGCAATGTTGTGCTTTTTTGTCTCGATATCCGTATCGCATAGGCACATCACCGCATCGCCCACCAAACGGCACATTTCATCGTACAGTGCATCTGCTTCTTTAGACATTTCGTTTCCTCCATGATTGCTTGCTTGATTTTGCAGCAACACCGGAAGGAAATGCAAAAAAAACTTTAAATTTATGCAGAGGTCGAAATCTATCTTTATGGGATCGACGATATGACAGGGGTACTAGTGCAATGCACCTTCGCGAATACCCCTGTCGTATCGCCGGAAAGCAAAAACCCCGCGCTGGCGGGGTTCTCGTCATGTTCAAATTGTTCGCTTCTCAGCACTGCCATCGTGGCGCAGCTCTGCCAAGCATGAATGAATTATCTACTTTTCTGACGCGTTTTCAACTCAAAACTGAAAAAAGTCACTTTTGCTGTTTCGTGAGAGCAAATAACCCGCCGAAGCGGGCTTTAGTGTCACACTAAATAATCATGCTCTGCCACGATATCATTTCGATAATCAGAAAGGATACGCAGAGCAAAGGCAGTGTTTTCCAGTTTGGCCTCACCCATAGCGGCAAGCACCGTAAGCTTCACCAGCTCGAAAGAGGCGTTTAGCTCTACGCCATTCATCAGCAAGAATACGCTCGTGGCCTGAAACGCAGTGCGCTTGTTGGCATCATTAAAAGCATGCGCCTTGGCTATGGCAATAAGATACATCGCCGCGAACGTGAATACATCTTCACGGCCATCGTACTCAGCCAAGGTCTGAACACGAAAAAGCGCTCCCTGAAGTCTTCCCTCATCTGGAGGGCCGCTATTGGGCAATGTTGAAGTCTGAATCTCAACAACCTGCTCCATGGTCAGAAATTCCAGATTCATCATTTATCTTCCAAAGCCTTAATGATTTTGGCGTGCTTTCTCTGTGTTTTAATCAGGGCATCTTTGAATGATACGGGCCCGGTGTTTTTGTATATGCTTGTGACAACTTCGCCATTTGGCTTCTTCGTGACATAGCAAGTATCACCAGAGGGTGTTTTGGACACCTGTATGGTATATTTATTACCCTTGGTAACGGTAATTTTCTTCTCGTAATCGACAGAACCATTCAATACAGTGTCAGGCCTTCCCCGCTGAGTAACGACAACGGTCTCACCGTTCCTGATTGCATCAAGAATGTCGGAAAGCTCTGCTCTCATCTGGGTATAACTAACTTTGCGCATAGACACCTCTTAACTTGTACATGTACAGGTTAGCATATTACTCCTAACCTGTACCAGCCCATTAGGCATGCCACCCAACCAGCCAAATATTGTCAATCAGCCAGCATTTTCTTTGCCGACAAGTAGGTTTTTGCTCTGAATATCTGCAGACACCACGTCACCCGCTCACGGGCCGCCCTTTCAGTCAGCCAGGGAGCAATCTTTTGTAAGTCTCGTGACAGGTCAGAAATCTTTTTCTTCGTGGTGTAGAAGCTGCTACCGATGACACAAACCGGGTCATCCGCCTCAAATGCTTGCAATACACAGTGTTCAACAAAATCCACGTCGTCGTTATTGATCGCCACGTCTATGACGCTGACTGCAGGAGCAGGCCAAAGAATGTCATGAGCACGGTTTAAAGCCTTTTGCCCCTTATAGCCCTCTTCCCTTGCCTGGTTGAGTGCGGCAGTAAAGTGCTCCAGAGCAGCGTCAGACCAACGCATACCCTTTTGGAACCGCCAGCAGGATTGTGAGCGTGGTTTTCGTGGTGCAGTGCTGCCACGCATACTTTCTCCCCAAACAGTCAGAAGAGACTTTATCCACGCTGACTGGATGTTATTTAGCGGCGTGAAGCGTCCCAGGTAACTTTTCCGTGGCGCAGCTGCTGCAGCTTCCATTGCTGACTGGTGTGTGCGGCGTTGGCGCGGGGTCATTGTGCTGCTCCTGTGGTTTGTGAAAGCGCCGCTGCGATACGGCGACCTATCCAGCGCATCACCGGTACCGCCATCGAATTACCGATCGCTTTATAGCGCGGACCATCGGCAGCCAGACGGTAAGCCTGTTCTGCTGTCAGTTCAGGTCGGTGATGGCGCAGGTAAGCGTATTCTTCTGCCGTAATTTGTTTGCGGTTCTTTTGCGGGATCAGTGTGTGGTTGTCGGGGAAGCCCTGCAAGCGCTCGCATTCAATCGGGGTTAGGCGGCGAACAGCCATATTTTGCATTATTGCAGGAGCCTGATTGCTCCCGCTGTTTGCACTGGTAAGCGTAGGTGCCTGCTCGCAGGCATAACCTATTCCATGCGCTTTTGCTCCCTGGCCTCCTTTGAATGCGTAAGCTATTGCGGGATAGCCCTGCCCTGGTTTGCCGCCGCCAGTTGATAGCGGGCCTGTAATTTGCCCATCCCCACCCTGCAGCCTTACCTGACCTTGCGTATTTTCTGCAAAAGCGTAAGCGACCCCATGACGATCAGCGACAGTGAGGCATGGTGAAATATCATGCATGGGTTCAGTTGTGTTTCCGCCATTCTTCGTGGCTCGCCCTATCCAGTTTTCCCGGATGCTAAAAGCTACCGCCGGTGGTGATCCAGCATTCTGGTTGCTGACCTTGCTATTCCCAGCCCTTATGGTTGGCGAAACTTCTGCTGAGGCGTCATGGCCGCTATCCTTGGAACTGAACGCGATAACCGCGTTTTCCTGACCGTGATTGCGGCCCAGGGTGTGAGCCATATCTGCGAGGGTACCTGGATCCTGAGTACCATGAATGGCGTAGGTTTGAAGCGTCTCATCCATGCTGTCATTAGATTTAGCCAGCAGAGTCCTACTGACGTCAGAATAAGTCACAGCTAAATCGGTAGCATCTTTGTGATCGCGAGCTTTTACAGTTGATGCTGTCTCGTCGCTTGCGTAATCGCCGAAAGCTCGCATGCGGAATGTCCCAACAATCCCACTGCCGCGCTGACTGAATAATTCCTGATTACTCGCACCGATCCCGCCAGTATTGAATGACTGATTCAGTGTTGGATGAGGATTATGCTCCCCATCCCAGTGACTACCGTTAGTAACGCGATTGCCAGCATCTGAGGTAAGGATTTGCCTCGTTTTTCTGCTCGGCGCAATATCCCGGCGCAGGCCTTCGGACTCAAAAAGAATTTTTGCGGGATCGATATCCCCTCGAGCTGTTGCGACAACAAACACACGTCTGCGTCGTTGGGCCACTCCGAAAAATTGAGCGTCGAGCACTCGCCAGGCAGTAGCTCTTTCTGGTCCCAGCACATAACCAGCGTTTGACCATCGCTTCCCTGGTGATTCCAGCGCGCAGCTTTCGCCGGTAAGCCCTGCAAGAAAACATCCGAAAGCGTTATCTTTGCTGCTGAATACGCCGGGGACGTTTTCCCAGACGACGATGACTGGCGGTTTTCCAAGTTCTCTGCGTTTTTCATCGATAGCATTAACCTGTTCAACGAAAGCCAAAGTTAACTGGCCGCGTTCGTCAGCCAGCCCATTACGTAAACCCGCAACGCTGAACGCCTGGCAAGGGGTTCCCCCCACCAGCACATCAGGCGCTTCGATTATCCCGGCACGGATTGCCGCGGCGATTTTGGTCATGTCGCCCAGGTTGCTGACCTCCGGCCAGCGATGCGCCAGAACAGCGGAGGGGAATTTTTCTATCTCAGCGAACCATGCTGGCCGCCAGCCCAGACTGTGCCATGCCACGCTGGCGGCCTCGATGCCGCTGCAAACTGAGCCGTAACTCACTGGTTTATGCATCGGCAGGCTCTCCCAGCAAGTAGAGAACCTGCACCAGCAGCTCCGCTTCAGTGCCGAAATTGTTTTCCCAAGTCCGGCGACCGGCATGAATGGCGGTACCATGCCCACCATTGCGATGATGGTGAACACAAAGAGGAATTACGTGGAAGTTGTCAGCACGAACTGACAGGCCAGTGCCTTTGCTGCAGTGGTGTATTTCAGCAGGTGAATCTTCATATCCGAGGTTTTTGCAGACGATGCAACCTAATGAAGCAACGCGCTCCAGGTGCTTTTGTTCAGCTTTGGTTTTGTAGGTGCATTTCTTGCTCATGCGGCACCGCCTGCATAAGCAAATACACCGCACATGAATGAGCGGTGTGAGGATATCGGGGTAGTTCTTTGCGCCATCACTTACTCTCCGTGATGGTGCGACAGGTGTCAGTTGTTCAGGCTGACTTGATTAGTATAAATCAGTTGTCTGGGTTGCGGAAGAACTCCATACATTGCTGATGCATTTCAGCGGTGGTTAAAATTGCGTCCTGCGGTATTGGAATGACAACGTGTGAACCATCTTCGCGTGTTACGACCTCATAACGCCCTGCTACACGAACAGCGGCCACCAGTTCCAAATCATTCATACGGTAAATCCCATTAAGTTCAGTAACGCCCGTAATAACGGGCTTGCCCCTTTTCTCCCTTCGCGCTGAACTTTGATTAAAGCCGTCCCGTCACCAGACGTCTAATAGGCTACATAGATCAATTATCTATAATTGATCTATATTGCCGATCAATTGCTGCTGAGTGTGCGTGGGAGTAGTGTTTAGCGGGGCTAAATTATTGGCAGCTCATCGCTGTCGTTCTGTTGCATTTCCTTTATCAAAAATATAACCACTCCCATGACCCTTACATCATCCAGGACTTCCCCTTCTATCGCTTCACCATCTGGGGTTATCAACGATTGCCCCTGCACAGATGCAAACTGAATGCTTCCACAAAACGCGAATACGACCGTTTCACCAGACTGAGCCTGGCGAGTGATATCTATAACCGCGAAGCCTGATGAAGTTTCAATAGCTCGGTACTGACCGTCTAAGCGGCAAAGCCTTGCAAGGGTTAAAGGGGTGTCGGTGTGATCGAACGCTGGAGATGTAAATGACATAAAGCCTCCTCAACTCAAGTTCACTGTATAAATATACAGTAACACTTATTCATGGATGATCAAGATTTTGGGGGCGAAAAAAACCCGCCATAGCGGGTTGCATTGCGATGCGTCAATTAGGACTCTTACTCTCTGTTTTGTTGTGAACTTCCCAGAGACTTATACCGCAGCTGGCTACGAAATCCGCTAGGAAGTTCAGGCCAGACCATTCACGTATACCTCCCCGTGCAGCTTCTACAAAAACAGCGATATCCTTATCACGCCATATTCCGAACAACCGCCACCCGCCGTTCTCCATCCTTACCGCTGCAATGCGGATGAGAACACCGGTCTGGTGCAGCTCCATGAAGGCTGGCTTCTTCCTGGTGATAATTCGCATAACTACAAACCTATGATTTGTTAATCACAAATAGGTGATTCGTCATTTTTAGCATTAGCCTGAAGCATGGCGGCGGTGTGGGCGTCCTTTCTTTCACCAAAAATTGCAGCCTCCAGCACGTCGATGGCCTGCGATGGTGAGTATGCGTATTTATCGAATGCCGGGCCTTTGATGCGCTGCGCAATTTTGAACAGGCGTTTTTCCTGAGCATGGTAGAGGTCTGATAAAACCTGATTGTCGAACGCAAGCTTATCCTGGCTTTCGGCTTTACCCTGCATGGCGGCACGGCAGCGATTCCAGCCTTCCGCCATCCATTTTCTATGCGTATCAAGTGCAGGGTCATTAACGTCAATCTCATCCGGCATTACCACTGCTGGCTGAGTGGTGCGAAATTTCTCAACGATGCGCGATAGTGAGTTGAAATTAATGAACGGGACGGCCTGATGCCCCTTGTAAATATCACTCCACTCCATCGCCGGGCCTCCCGACATTTCAGCTACTGCGTCGCGTAGGGCGTCGAAAGGTACTGGCTCAGCGGCCAGCGATGCCAGCGCGATTTCATCAGTTGCGACTTCCTTTTCGAGATACTCACGAAAGCCCGGCGCAAGAGTCGCTTTGTTTAGCAATCCCCGGCGATCATCCATGCGCTTTCCGATGTGTTCAATTAACTGCTCTTTGGTGAATGTGGTCATGGGTTATCTCCCATCCGCACGGCCATAACCTTTGACCATGCAGTGATTGTTGATGTAAACGGCAGTGGTATTCAGCTCTTTAGCCAGACGCTCTTCGCAGTCTTTACGGTCGGATTCTCCAGTCAGGCTTACGCAAAACAGGAGGCCTGTAATCCCGACTATCCACATAAGGATTTTGAGTGCTGTCTTCACGTTCACTCTCCTTTGGTGGTGATGCCAGCAGCGCGGTCTAACCGCTCAATTTCAGCCAGGATAAGCGCACCAGCTGTTATCAGGTCGCGACGTGTGCCAGACTGTTTCCACCAATCAGGGGACCACGGCCAATGCGCCGGAGTAGAGAAACCCTGATTGTGTGCGTGAATCGCGTAGCAGGCAGCTGCATCGGCCAGTTCGCTATTTTGATAGGCGTCATCATGCTCAGACGTCCATCCCTCAATAGCCCGCTGTCGCTGGCGTTCGGATATCACATCCAGAAGTGCAGGATTGAATGCACGTACCTCCAGCTCAGCAATCCGCTTCTCTGCGGCTTCCAGCTTGCTGCTGTGTGCCGCTTGCCATGATTCCCACATGCCATCAAGCTCAGATTCATCATCGTCAATCTTGTAGCCGTCGCCATCCCGCCAGTGTTCCCAGCCGAAGCGCGGAGGATTTCCGTTGTGATAATTAACTTCCCACCATGCTTCAAACTTTTCACGCAGTGCCTGCTTATTCGTTGTCATGCTCATTGGGCTGGTTCCTCAAACAAAACTTCACCATCAACGCCGCCGACCTGATAAAGCACTGAACCATCTTCTCGGTATTCCATCGGGGCGGCGCTCCATCCCTCTCCGTCCAGTTCTTCATCATCACCGACAAGAACGAAACCACCGGCAACGACACGGGCTGGATACATTTCGCCCTCTGTCCACCAGCCTTCGGTGTCTTTGGTGCATTTGAGAAGTAACAGATTGCTCATGCTGCACCTCCCTGGCGAAGTTTGGCGGCGAACTCCTGGAGAAACTTTTCTGCGTACTCGCCAGATATCCCATCAGCGGCTGGCAGTGAGGAGTTCGCCAGTTCTTCTTTGCTGTCCAGAATCATGCGCACCACGTCGCAGACCTCTGTCAGAGGCTTATCAACGAAACCATGGTTGAATGCGGCAGCTAATCGGCTGGCTGCATAGTTGATACCTTCGTTTCTCGACTGCGCCCGCACTTCAGCCAGGAAAGCGTCGGTCGCTGGGGTTTCTGGAAGAGATTTTAAGATGGCTGATACCGCATAATTGAACCCGACTTCTTCGGCAAGAGAAACGTCATCCCATGAATCTGTTACATCGTTGATAATTTTAAGTGGCGGGATTGCAGCCTTCAGCCCCGCATTCTCCGCAGCCAGCACGGCATAATCTTCATATTTAACCATCGGGCCGTATTTACTTTCATGCCAGTCAGATTTGAAATCATCGGCATTTGTATGAGCTTCGTAACGTTTAATTGTCATTTTTTATTTTCCAATCTTATTAATTAATTCAATTTCAACTGTTGCTCCACGAGTAACCTTGTAGAGCAGCGAACTGCAAAAAGGGCAACTGGAAAATGTGTCCCAGCATTCACGCTCTGGCGCCTCAATGGTTTGTAATTTCTCAAGGCATTTAGGGCAGTTATAAGCGATCAGTTTTGTTCCATTCAGTTCCGCTTGATAAAGCCAGCGGCGATAATTTACTAAACGCTCCTTTCCCACCTTATTCACAGTGCATCTCCTTTTCGAGATTGAATCTCATCACCCTCATTAAGCACCCAGCGCAAAGCGTCTGCATATTCACCTGCAGCTGACTCCAGAGCTTTGGTTATTTCCCTGCGTGATTTCATGCGGGGCTTCTGTTCACCGAGAACCTGGCGCTGCCGACGACTTTTTTCATGACCGGTTGCACCCGATGCAGCACTCTCCAGCTCCATAACTTTTTGGCGTTGCTCTTCTGGTGGCATGGCTGCCAGCTGTCGGGCCTGGGTAAGATTTACCGTTCCGGCTTCAACTGCGTCCTGTACTGCCTGGGTGGTATCAAGAAGCGCCAGTGTTGAGCGAACGGTCTGAACGCCAACCCCAAACAGCAGGCTCAGGTCTTTTTCATCATGTCCGCGTTCGAGCGCATCGGCCATTTTCTTTGCCCGACCCAGCGGTGTATCTTCCTGCCGGATTTCGTTAGCGCTGATCATCGCCTGCATCATGCGTACCGCAGACCCACGTTTAGTTACTGCAGGAACCAGTAGTGGTTTTTTGCCTTCCTTCAGCAGACGCTTATTCGCTTCCAGTGCGTGCTTAACGCGCTGGCGCCCATCGACAACACAACTCAAGCCTGTTTCGGGATCCTTCCAGACAATAACTGGTTCCAGCACGCCCTGATCCATCATGTTAAGGACCATGCCCTCTTCAGCGGAAGGTGAATGCGTTCGTCATAAAGTGCATGATTTTTATCAGCGACCAGATGTAATTTTTCTGGCTCAAAAAATAGAACGTTGCTTTTCCCACTTGCGCCATATGCGTCAATTGAATTTTTAGCCATTTTTATTTTTCCTCCGCGCCTACCAGCGCAATCCATTTTTTTTCGAGATCACGGCGTGCGGCTGCTTCGCCTCCAGGCGGAAAAGAAAATCCAGCACGACGATCAGGGCATCCATTCGAACAGCGAACTTCTGCCGACCCCCAATTCATTCCACGGCAGCGGACTTTCAAATAAGGGGCATGACCGCAGTTCGGACATTTTGGTAAATCAGTCATTGTGTCGCTCCGTAAAAACTAAGCACCCGCTTCATTGCCGGGCTGTTTCGACATTCTCGGCAAATAACATTCAACTCCGGGTCATAAGGTGTTTTTTTAAGTGCATCCTGTGCTGTCTCAGCCACCTCTCTTGCTAGTTCCCTGGCAAGAGCCATGACTTTCTTTTGCTCCGCAAGCCAGCGGCGGTAGCCAGCTACATCAACGAAAATACCCTGCTTGGGTGTTCGGTAGAGTTCGCCTAACGCCACTGCATCCCTCAGGTAGTGCTGGAGGGTTCTTCTGGTGAAGCCGGTCATCGCTTCGGCCTGTGCCGTAGTCAGGCGACCATGTTCATGTGTGTGATCGATAAATTTCTGGATCCACTCGGGCTGAGTTTTGTTTGCCATGAAATTCCCTCTCGATTTTTTTAACCGCGAAACCCTTTAGGGATCGTGCTATCGCATTTGATTTCCCCGAACACGCCATTGCCTTCGGCCAGGTTTACCGGGCACAACCTCAAAACAAGTTCCGGCCAGTTTTTGTGCAGAGTTTTGGCATCCTGAACTTTTGGGCACCACCACGGATCCCGTTGAATGCGCTCAACCATGTTTCGCATCTGCCGGTGTTCACACCCCTGCTCCTCGCGCAGCTTGCGTATCTCGTCAGCCCATACAGGCCAGTCTGGTTCCCTGGGGCGGGAGATCATCCCGTCGAACTCAGCGGCGCGTTCATGCAGCTCAACGATGCTGGCGTAAAACCACTGTGCAAATTCCAGATCATCAGCCGTACCCCAGAGTTTTTTCTTCGCGTCGAAGATCGCTGCTTCGGGGTAGATCTCCGAAAAGTTATCCACAGAAAAATCCTCTTCGGCCTTTTGAGTGATCTCCTGTGTAATCTCCTGAGTACTCTCTGTGTAATCTCCTGTAAGAAAGTTGGCGGGATCCCCACCAGCTTGTTGGCGGGATTCCCCCCTACTTGTTGGTGGGGTTACCGCCATCTTGTTGGGTGTGTTGCCGCCATCCAGTTGGCGGGGTTGCCGCCTTCTAGTTGGCGGGGTTGCACCCATCTGTGATTCTGCGCGGTCTGGAGCCAATAAAAGTGCTTCAAGACGCTCAGTATCAATTTTGTAATGCACAGTCGCCGGCACGCCGCGAAGGTCTTCCTGCAGAACACCCAAAGCAACCAATCTTTTGCGGGCCGTTTCCTGCTCGTCACGGCTTAATCCGGTCTCTTTTTTGATGTCTTCTCGCGTCTTGTACATCCATTCGCCGTCCATGCGGTTATGCCAGTAGACGAGCTGAGAAAGCAGCACGGCAGCAGCTGGACCAGACTTAACCTTTCCTGCCCTGAGCTGTGCAAAGGCTGGCTGGTATGCAATTGGGCGATCAAGTAACTGGATCAGTGTTCCCATCCAGAACCTCCCCTTTGCTACTTACAAAATTCACGACTTCACCTCAGTGAACTTGCGTTCGAACTCTCTACGGCTCATTTCACTCTCGCCGCTGTACCCCTCGCGTTGATAAACAACCCGATGCTGCGAACAGCGTAAAACCGTCACCATGCGCCCGCGCTCTGCACGGAACCTCTTCCCTGGAATTACTTCGCTACGACGCTCCACAGGCTCCTCAGTGAAGCGGTTCTTCATCGCGTTTTTCATGCGCTCTGTTAAGGCGTTAGCCAAATTCTGGGAAGTACGCATAGTGGCCTCCTGTTAGTGGTATTGCGGAGCGTCAGAAGTGCATTTGAGTGAACGGCTATAGAGCGACTTGATCGCATCATCGTGCGCATCAATAGCGGCTTTTAGTGCGTCCTGAGCCGCCAGCAGCGCCCGGCGTTCAAGCGTGTCGTAAATACTCAATCGGTGCCGAAATGCGCCAGGCAGAACCGCCAGGATTGCTGGCAACAATTCAGCAATCTTGGCCCGCTGATACGATGTACGGCCCCCCAGCCAGCGGTGAAATATGTTTTGCTGGTTATTCCACGTCTTACCAGGCGCCAGCGGAAGGCTCCCGCCCCCCATGCGCAAGTACTCTGCCGTTATGACTTCAGCAGCGTAGGCCTGCCCTACATCAGAAGCCCATGCCAGCAAAACGCACTGGATATGTTCGTGTTTGATTTGCATTAATCACTCTCCTTGTTTTCAGCAGGGTTAATCTGCTCTGGCAGTGCATCTGATGGGTTCGGGTATAAAGTTGGATCAAGTTGATGCGGGGTCACTGCGAATCCCACCGCTCTGCAAAATGGAAGTATCCTGCGAGGTGGAAACTTCCCTGATGTGACCCACAGGCTGACGTTTTGCTGGCTTGTCTCTAATTGGCGTGCAATCTCAACCTGATTAGTGATGCCAAATAACTTGTTTTTTGTTTGTGGTTGCATAAAACCTCCGTTACACACTCACAAAATACAAAATGAATTTGTAATTGACAAGTTTTATTTTGTATGACGACAACAAGGTTTACTTGTAAACTAGAGGTATGAAAGAGAAACCCGAAACTGTTCAATACGAGACATCAGCCAAACGGATTAAACAGGTCCTTTATGAACTTGGCTGGAATCAAAGCCGACTGGCTAAAGAGATTGGCGTTTCAGCCCAGGCAGTACAGCTATGGGCTAAGGGCGCCTCAAGACCAAACGGCCCTAATCTGACGCGTCTATCTGAAGCCACAGGCAAGCCTGAAGCATGGTTTTTTTCTGAGGAAGAACAGGTATCAGAGAGCTTTCGACTTCAGGAACAACAAGTTCTGAGTTCCAGTGATGGGGCTGAGTTCTTACCGTTGACGGAAGAAGAAATCAGGTTACTTACTGTATACAGACAATATCCAAGCGTAGAGGCCAAAAACATGCTTTTGGCCTTTGAGATGCGGTATAAGCAACTCTATGATTTTTACATAAAGTACGCAAACCAGCCTAAAAAATAACTCCCTTCCCTTCAAAGCCCAGTCAACGACTGGGCTTTGTCATTTCCAAAACACCGCAAATAACTTTAACCCCTTACAAATCAACAACATCACATCTTTTACAATTTTCTTAGCTATTTTTTATTTGTATTTATCAAATTGAACTTGTAGCCTTACAAACACCAAAGCACAACCGGTGCGACAGGCAAAACGTTCCGCTACCCGGCGATACAGGGCAAACAAACTGGAGAGTTGAGATGGAAGAGAAAGAGTTAAAACACGTGATCGCTTTGTTACTGGAAGATGCGAAGCGCCTTCAGGAACTGGAGCCAAATGCAGGCACTGAGGCCCGCATCTGGCTTGCTTTAAACGCCTTAACTCATGGGGTCAACACAGAGGGCTAAGCCTTATCTAAATTTATTACATGCCTCCTTGCTGATTCGGTAACGAGTATTTTCGGATTTTTTTTGATGCGACTGGCAACTGCGTTAGCAAGATTGGCAACTGATGCAACGTCCCGCGTGTGGCTGCTGTAATTGTATTCAGCGCTAGGCAGTTGAAGGACGGCACCAGTATTAACTGTAATGGACTTCGAAAAACCATTGGCACTCATTAATTCATGCAGCTCGTCGTAATCTGCATCTTTTGAATTACGAAGTTCTACGCGAACAGTGAAACTAGCCATTTCATTTCCTCTTAGGTTGTTGGAATCAAAGAGGATACCACTGCCGCCTGAGGTGGAGATTTGACCAGGCACAAATTTGAAATAGCGTTTCTAAACGTTATTTAAACAAACTATTCATTACTCAAATGAGAGAAATCATGAAAGTTATCGCACATGGAAAAAAGAGAATTAGCGAGGCTGTAAAAACTGCTGAAGCTGCGCTTGTGCTGGGGGTTAATAAAGTAATTATTGAATGCGTTCCGGAAGTAATTACTGCTGTAATATCACCTGCCACCCTAGCGTACTGCCCGGTAACAGAGTGTGGTGAATGCCAGTCAATGCCATGCCCGTTTGGGCATAAGTCGCAAAGATTAGAAAAGCTTCAGGCTGAATATGACGCTGCAGAAGAGCATTTAAAAGGAATTGCCAGAAAACTACGTGAGGCTTCAATTCATGGTTGATATGAAGATTGTCCGCAATCGCATTACTGCCCTACTGGTAAAACAGTCGATTGCTGAGTTTTGTAACGATCAGCAAATGCTGGATGAAGTGAAAACTGAAAAAACAAAGCTTATCGCTGAGGTCGCCATAAATGACACCATTATTCGCGCTCGTTTTAACGATTTGCTCCAGCACCACTAATTGCTGTCAGGCAGTTAAAGATATTTATTACACTGAGGCGCAATGCAATCAGGCCATTTATGAACATCGTTATTTCAACGGTGACTGTTTCGAAGTAGAAAAAACCATACACGCTGACGGAACAAAAACAAAAGGATATTGAATTTCCGTATATTTATTTCACACATGTCTTAACTGGCAGGGATTCCCGCAACCTGAATTTGCCATTGAAATCACTGCCGCCCTCTCCTGGCGGCTTTCATGGACTAGAAAATGAAAGAGCAAAAACGCTGCGCAATATGCAATCACGAATTTGATAAATCCACCATGCACTACCGGCCAGAAGTTTCGCGCGGATTTACAAAAGAGTGGTTTTACTGCGATGCATGCAATGAAAAACGACTGAAGTTATTAAATCTGAAATCTGCAAAGACAGCATTTAACAATCAGCGCAGAAATAACTTCAATCGGAGCAGTATTCGTCGTTCACATTACTGAGGTGATTATGTCTGTTGAATTAAAAGTATTTGGCGGTGCGCTTTTCGTTAAAGATAAAGCGCTGAAAGAAAACCCTGATTTAAAACCGCTGGCTATATTTGTGAATGCAGCTAAAAAAGGCGTGGCTGAAGCAATTATTGCTGGGAAATTTGCCGAAAACTACCCGGCCAATATTGATGACTATTTCAAAGCAAAAGTGTGGGAGCACCGCGACGAACTGCCGCGCATCACTGCCGAACCTGGCATGTTCTGCGTTGAGTTTTTCAGCACCATTGCCACATGGAACTCCGAAGCCGGTGAGCCAGTGTCATTGTCCGAACCCGAAGGCGAACAGCAGCCCACTACCTTAAAACTCGTCAGCGCACTGGACAGAACACTTCGCGCCGCCGTGATGGCGCGCCTTGGCCCAGTAACTGAAATCACTGACGCGCAATACAGTCAGGCTGTCGAGCTGATTGATAAAGACAACGGGAGCTTTCAGTACCAGCTGGCAAAAGCTTTCACCCGGGAACCCCGTGTATTTGTATTGAGCGTGGATAAATTCGAAGAGCTAATGTCCTGGGTGCGTAAAACAATGGACTCTGGCACGAAAGCTGCTGAAATCAAGAAAGGTATTAGCGGGTGGCTGGATACATCCGTGAGCGAGCACCCAGACACCACTGGCGACGATAGCACCCTGCTTTCAGTTAAACGCTTTGAAACGGCTTTGGGTGTCCTTGCGTCATCAATGGATTTTGAAATCCTTCCGGTGCCGCACGCTATTGAACAGCGCGCAAAAAAAATGGAAGAGGATGCCACCGATCCGCGTTTCACCGCCTGGTGGAAGCAACTGCGCCGCACCCCTAATTTCGCTTCGCACTCCCGCGCCGGTACTGTCGCGATGATCAAGACCGCGCCGGAAGACCTGTATTTGAAACCGCTAGACCTCCGTGCGTATATCGACAACCTTGCCGAATCCTGCTGCGGAACTCCTTCACAGCAACTGATTGACACGGCGTGCGGCCGCTCTTCAATGCCACTGACCCCAATAACCCAAGGGAAATCCAACAATGATGAAACCCAATCGCCTGTATCAGTCGAAACTGAAATACCAGCAGTTTGCCCGGCTCGCGCTGCTGAACTCGACAAAGAACTCAATGCGGCATTTGCCGGCAGCGGTAATCAGGGGCAGCCAAAAATTGAAAACCTCGGCGGTGGAGTGTTCTCTGCTGATGCATTGATGGGGAATGCCCCCTCAAATGAGGGTGAAAAACAAGAAGTGCCACCAGCACCAAGCGACCGTGAAATAGAGATTGCCCACGCCCTTAACGATCTAATCTACGGCCGCACTCCAATGATGGGCGATGAGGAGGCGGCTGGCGTAGTGTCGTGTACTGGTCATCTGGTGCAGGATGTAATCCCTCTACTGATTTCTGACATCGCGACAATTGAATGCTGCCTCTCGCCTGACTTCTCGGACGAGGAGATTCACGACATCGCGACCACAATGCTTGACGCCTGGTCTGATGATATTAACGTTCGTCAAAAAATTGCGCTGGACGCAATTGTGGAATACCGCCGTCCGGAACCGCCAAAATCCGCTGTGCTCAGTTCTCCTTCCGTCACAGCAAAGTCGAACCCTGCTACTGAACCTGCACGCGAAAAAGGCGAACAACATGCGGCCCTGTCATTCCGGCAGCAGCTAACCATCGCTGCTTTACAGGGCTTGTGTGCAAATCCTGCTTATTCAAGAGATGGAGATGATTTAGCTCATGCAGCTGTAGAGATAGTTGACGAAGTGATGCGTTACCAGGAGAGCGGCGATGAGCATTAAGTTTTTCGACAAGGGCGCCACTGCCACCATTACTTTCACCACGTACATTTGGCAATACAGAAAACGTACCCGCTTCATTGATGCAGCGTTGCTGGGAGCCCCACAGGCTACTTGTTCCGTGAAGCATGGACTGGTGGCAAGAACTGTAATCAGTGGCCCCGTTATCCCCATGATGCGTGCATACAAAATGATTAGGCAGGAGGCCAACAAATGAGCAGCAAAGCAAAGGAAGTTATCACCACAAGCAAATATGCAGAATTTCCGGACACTTTGGTAACTCTGGAGTTGTGCCGCGCATTCGCCCAGGTCGAAAAACGCCGGGTCGGTGAATCATTGAGGGCTTGCGCTCGCATTCTGGCGCGCAAAGCGCAAAACCAGCTGCTAATCGCAACGCTCGAAGAGATGGGTAAAAGTCAGTTTCCCGAAACTCAAATGGCGAGGATCCGTGACTGTATCCGCCGCATGGAAACAGCGCTCAACAAGAATTTCAACACTCGCGGGGTGGAACAGCATGTCATTAACAGCCATTAAGATCCTGATCGCGCTGGTCTTTGTAGTTGCAGTGTTCGGCTTTTTGTTTTGGATTTTAGACAAAGTGGAAAGCTGATTTTTGTTAATCAACCTGCGCCAGCCGTTGCGCGTATCGTAGCGGCTGGCTATCGCGAGTGATGGCTATGAGTGAACAAAGTCTGATACCGCTGCGGGACTGGAAAGCTCGCAGATTGCATTTCCCTATAACAATCACATGCCTGGTGAAACACGGGAAGCTCGGATACATACAACCGAGGCCTATTAAGATTGGCAATCGTTGGTGTATCGACGAACAGGCAATTTATATCGGACCAGGCGCAACAGGTGTTGAACCGGAAATTCACAGTGACGACGACGAAATTTTGAGGGAGATCCTGAGCGATGTCGCCAAGGCCACGAAAAAATAATGTATCAATTTCCGGGCTCTATGCCCGGTTCGATCGCCGCACAGCAAAAACCTACTACCAGTATAAAAACCCTTTAACTGGCAAGTTCCACGGCCTGGGAACAGACAGGGAAAAAGCGGAAAAAATAGCCACAACTGCAAATCAGAGAATTGCAGCAGCAGAAGCCGAGCATTATTTGCGACAAATTGATGAAAGTCCTAAAGCCGCAGCACAGCGCGGGATCAGCCTTAAGGCATGGGTAGAACGTTATCTAAAGATTCAGAAACAAAGCCTGGATGCTGGATCGCTATCGCAGAAACGCTTTAAAGAAAAAAAACGCATGGCAGAGCTGCTTTCCAGGCGGCATGGTTCTCGGCCAATGAAGAGTTTGGAGGTAAAGGATTTTGCAGTGTTGTTGGATGAATATCTGGATGCAGGACATGCCAGCAGTGCCCTCTGCAACCGGGTGGTGTGGGTGGATATTTTCACTGAAGCACAACATGCAGGAGAGGTCCCTCCTGGATGGAATCCACCAGCAGCAACAAAAAAACCTTCGGTGAAGGTTACACGTGCACGCCTCTCTCTGGAAGAATGGAAAAAAATACTGGAGCAAATACCGGAGGATCGGTACTCGCATAAAGCGATGCTGCTCGCTTTGGTCACTGGTCAGCGCCGGGAGGATATTGCGAACATGAAATTTTCAGACATTAAGGACGGCTATTTACACATCGAGCAAAGCAAAACGGGGGCCCGCATTGCATTACCGCTGAACCTCCGATGTGAGGCTATTGGCTTATCGCTTGAAGATGTAATACGTAAATGTAGGGATAGGTTTGTCAGCCCCTATCTCTTGCACGGAAAAATGAACAGTAAGGCGAAACCTGTGAATCTGATTGTGGTTTCTAAAGAGTTTGCTGCGGCACGTGATGCAGCAGGTATCGTACCGCCTGCAGGAAAAACACCAACAACGTTTCACGAACAGCGCTCATTGTCCGAACGACTTTACCGAGCCCAGGGGATCGATACGAAAATTTTGCTGGGGCATAAAACACAGTCAACCACTGACAGATACAACGATGATCGCGGGAAGGAATGGACCAAACTTGCAATTTAATTTATCGCTGCTGGGCTCATGGGAGAGGATTAATTACTGACGGAGGTCATAAAAAAGGTAGGTATTTTGGAGAAAAGTTTTGGAGAGGTTTTGGAGAAAGGAAAAAGGTTATATATTCCAGTCCGTTAAAACAACATACTCCTTCTGAGTTCAGAGGTTTACACATGTCATGGCAACACTTCAAACAGGCTTATCTGATTAAGTTCTGGTCCCCTGTTCCTGCAGTCATCGCTGCGGGTATCCTCTCTACCTACTATTTCGGCATT